ACGATATCTCGAACCTGCGAATTGAATGCAGCGCTTGAAGAGGTGCTTAATTTCATCGGCAACGGCGACGATCCGACCCCCGAAGAATATGGGCGGCTGTGGCAGAAATTCCTGGCGTACATGGATTTTTGCGACCAATACAAAAATCAGGAGGCCATCAGCCATGTCCATTGAAAACGCTGTACGAGCTGGCCAACCAAATCAATGCTGCGCTGGGTGCAGAAATTCATTCTCTGTAACTCGCCAGCCATCGGCCGAGATCTTGATCAGCTACCCCGGAATTCCCTTACCGGCCCCTATAGTTTTTTCATTTCGGGTGTGTTCACTATGTGATAAGGAGGTGAAAGCCGGTGGCAAACGGCGTCAGGCCATGTTGGCCAAAGTCCAAGCATATGCAGACGGCGGCGATGAATGAGCGCCCAAACCCTGCTATCGGTTTTGGACAAGGTCAAGCCATCGGGTAAGGGCCGTTGGCAGGCCTGTTGCCCTGCGCACAAAGACAAATCGCCATCGCTTAGCATCCGTGAAATGGAGGATGGCCGCGTCCTGGTGCATTGCTTCGCCGGATGCAGCGTCAACGAAGTTGTGGACGCCGTGGGGCTTGATCTGGATTGCCTGTTCCCCCCGAAAAACCTCACCAACGGCCCAAGGGAAAAACGCCCCTTTGCCGCTGCTGACGCGCTTCGGGCCATCGGCTTTGAGGCTTTGGTCGTCTGTGCTGCTTCGGCGGCGCTGGCGACCGGCGCGGGGCTTTCGCCATCGGATCGTGAACGCTTGCTACAAGCTGGCGAGCGTATTCAATCCGCACTATCGGGGGCTGGCTTATGAGCAATGTCACCAGTCTTGAGGCCGCTGCTGAAAAGCTGGCAGCCAAGAAAAAACACAAGCCCCCGTCAACACCGCCTGGCGATCTGTTCACCTCAGATGGCAAGCGCATCATTCAGCACAAGAACGGCCATCTGCCAGCCATACTTGACCTGGTTGAAACGGCGTTGAGTGAAGCACCGCACTTGCACTTGTTCCGCTATGCCGGGCGGCTGGCACGTGTTTATCAGGCAGAAGAAACCAAGGACAAGAGCGTCAAGCGACCGGCTGGCGCAATCATGGTGCATCCCGTCGAAGCAGCGCATATGGCAGAACTGGCGGGGCGTGCGGCAAATCATCAAAAATGGGATTCCCGCATATCGGATTTCGTTATCACCGATTGTCCACGACGAACGGCAGATTCATTGCTGGCCCGTGGGCACTGGCCAAAGCTCCCTGACTTGCTTGGCTTCACCGAAACGCCAACGATTACCGACGAATGTCGTGTCATTGATCAGCCCAATTACGACGAGGCCAGCGGTTTGTTTTGTGCATTCACCAACATTCCGGGCTATCAGCGACCGCCACCCAAACCAACCCGCAAGGATGCCAGCCATGCGGCTGAACGCTTGCAAAGCCTGTTCGATAGTTTCCCCTTTGTCAGTGACGCCGATCGTTCCGCCATGCTTGCCGCACTGCTGACCGCCATTCAGCGCCGGCTACTACCGTCAGCCCCTCTCATGGCCATCACAGCCCCAACGCCTGGCACCGGTAAAACGCTGCTGTGCGAATCGCTGGCACTGGTTGCGACTGCGCGGCGAGCCTCTGTTTTGAGTTTGGGCCATGATGAAGCCGAATCAGAAAAACGCCTGGCTGGCGTTTTGATGGCTGGCGATGCCGTAATTTCAGTGGACAACATTGAGCGGCCATTGAAAGGCGATTTGCTTTGCCAAATAGCAACACAGCAATTTGTCAGGCTTCGACCGCTGGGCGGTTCCGGTATGTTGAACGTGCCAACTCACTCATTGATTGTGGCGACCGGCAATAACCTGGCGATTGTGGGCGACCTCAAGCGGCGCGTGCTGATGATTCGTCTTGATGCCAAAACTGAGCGCCCTGAGCACCGAGCATTTGACCGTGACCACCTGGCGACTATCACCTCACAACGCGGTGAAATCATCTCACTGTGTCTGACAATCATCGCCGCTTATCTTTCGGCCGGTGCACCAAAGATTCCGGGTTTGCACGGTTTTGGAGGATTCGAACAATGGGACCGCATGGTTAGACGGCCATTGATTTGGCTTGGTCTCCCCGATCCCCTCTTGACTTCTGAAGAGTTGCGAGAGCAAGACCCAGACCTGGAAGCTATGCGCCTGCTGTATTCAGCCTGGCGTGACTCTTTTGGAGATAAGGCGGTAACGGTTGCCGAGGTAATCGCCGAAAGCCAGTCGACTGGCCAGTCCGCCAATGAGGAATTACGCGATGCGCTGCAATTGGTTTGCTCTGAGAAGCCCAATAGTCGACGGCTTAGCTACTGGCTACGGTCACACCGTGAACGGATCGTTGGTGGTCTTCAACTATGCAAAGCAGGTACTGATGATCATGCAAAAGTTGCCAAATGGAAAATCGCAAATTGCGGGTGATGCGGGTAATGGCGGGTAACTTTCCTACCAACGTAGACAAAGTGTAAAAAAAATAAATGTAAGTAAACGTATACGGCTGGAAAGTTACCCGCCATCACCCGCATCACCCGCAAACCCCCCCCATCGCCCACAAACAAAAGGCCCAGAGAAATGAAAATCCAAGTAAGCGTTAAAGGCAGCACCGGGCTGGCCAGTGCCAGCAAACAACTAAAGGCCATGCCCAAACAGGTAGCCTTTGCCAGCGTGGTAGCGACTACCCGCGTGGCCAGCCTGATCAGGGAAGAGCTTAAAAGCACCTTGGCCCAAGCGTTCGACCGCCCTACCCCGATGGTGATGAATGCAGTACGTGTGAAGCCAGCAACCACCAAAGACCCAGTGGCTGCTGTTGGTCTTGATATTCGTGAGATAGGGGGTAAGAACATCCGCGCTATGGCCGAGATCATTGGTCATCACTTCGTTGGTGGTGAGCGCCTGGCGAAGCGCTTGGAGATGCGCTTGCAGCGCCTTGGAGTGTTGCCTAAAGGCCGCTACGTGGCACCAGGGCGAGCCGCGCCCCTTGATGGCTACGGCAACATATCACGAGGCGAAGTGGGCAAGATGTTGACGCAACTGGGCAGCTATGACGTCAACCCCATGAGTGACAAGACCTTTGCAAGGCTCAAGGAAAACAAGCAACTGGTATCACGCGGCAAATACAACGGGCGGGTAGTCAAACGCTCGCAGTACTTTGTGGCCAAGGGCAACAGCGGCCAAGCGCTTGGCATCTGGAAAGTGTTTGGTAGTGGCGATGTCAGGCCAGTACTCGGATTCATCAGCAAACCCCAGTATCGCCAGCGTATCGACATTAAGAAGATAGGCGTGCAGGTGATCAAAACCCATTTCCCTGGCGAGTTCCGAAAGGCTCTGATTGATGCACTGAAGAACTCAGGTGGCAGCGGCAAATGGAAATGACCACGACAGCCAAATCCGAAATCGCGGTGCACCAATCCGGTGCGGTTTTGGGTCCTTCCCAAAATCATCGACCTGGGGGTAATGCGAAGCCCGTTAATTCGCTGCTTGCAAAACCTTTCTACGGGGATTGTTTGCCATCATCCATGGTGCCAGCATGATTGATCTTTCAAAACCCCTGTTACAGCGCGAGTTTGCCGAGTTGGTTGGTATCACTCAGCAGGCCGTTTGCGCCCACTTGAAGGCAGGCCGGCTCACTGAGGATGCGCCTGCATCGACCTGGCTTGTCGAGTACTGCCATCACCTTCGCGAAGAAGCCGCCGGTCGTGCCTCTGGTGGCGAAATCAACTTGGCAGAAGAGCGAGCGCACCTTGCCCGTGCCCAACGTCGTGGCCAAGAGCTGCGCAACGAGATTACCGCCGGCACCTTTGCGCGTATCGAGCTGCTCAATGACTGCCTCAGCGATCTGACTCAGGGCATTGCTGACCGCCTTGACCAACTGCCATCGGCCATTTCAAAAATCTGCCCCGATTTGCCGCGCCCCTTGCGTGAATTGATCCTCTCCGAAGTGGCACGGGTGCGCAATGAAGCCTTAAAAACCGTCTCTGTCCTTGACGCGCTGACCGTCGAAACCGAGGACGATCTTTAATGAATCGCAGCGCCCCACAATCGACCGTCAACGCCATCCGGCAAGCGGCAACGGCTGGCCTTGCCCCGCTGCGAGCTGAACCACCGCTGCCGCTTTCGACCTGGGCAGAACAACACTTCCAGATGCCGGCGGAATCCAGCCATGCCACCGGCGCCTGGGTGCCTTTCCCCTTCCAGCGCGCGATGATGGACGCAATGTCCAACGATGATATTTTTGAAGTCGACGTCGAGAAATCCAAACGCGTGGGCTACACCAAAGCAGTGACCGCCTTCATTGCCTACAATGCCGCGCACCGGCGGCGTAAGCAAGCCGTCTGGCAACCCAGCGATGCCGACCGCGACAGCTTTGTAAAGTCCGAAATCTCCCCAGCGCTTGAGCTTTGCAAGGCCATGAAACCCGTTCGGCGCAGTGGGCGCGACGACGACACCATGCAATTCAAACGCTTTCGTGGATCTGCGCTGCACTTGCTGGGGGGCAAATCGGCCAAAAATTTCCGGCGTATCACCATCGCCGTAGCCATGATCGACGAATTCGACGCCTTCGACCAGATTGTCGAGAACTCGATTCACCCCTTTACCGGCGCAGTCGGACGGCTCGAAGGCGCGGCATTCCCCAAAATCGTCTGTGGCTCGACACCCCGCGTCAAACTCACCAGCCATATTCGCCGCCGTGTCGACCTTGCCGATGCCGCCATGCGCTTCGAAATCCCCTGTCCACACTGCGCCACCTGGCACCCGCTCACCTGGGGCGGCGCTGATCTTGCGCACGGCTTCAAGTGGGAGAGCAACGACCCCACCACCATTCGCCACGTCTGCCCCCATTGCCGGGAGTCCATCACCCAGTCCGACTACCTGGCGACCTGGCAGACCGGCCAATGGATCAGCAAATGCGGCCAATACACCTATGACGACACCCGACAAATCTGGCTCGATGGCGCTGGCCAGCCGCGCCCTGCACCGCGCCATGTAGCCTTTGCCGGCCTATGGAGCGCTTACAGTCCGCAACGAAGCTGGAGCGATATCGTTGTTGAGTTCATGCAGGCGCGGCAAGCCCAAAAGGCTGGCGACAGCGGCCCCATGCAGGGCTTTGTCAACGAAACACTGGGCGATGTCTGGGCGGAAACCTTTGAACACACTGACGCCAGCGTTTTGCGTGAACGTGCCAAAACCGATATTGATCTTCCCTTGCAGATTGTCCCGCCGGGTGCCTGCAAAATCCTCATGGGTATCGACACCCAAGCTGACCGCTGGGAAGCCGTGACCTGGGCTATCGGGCGCGGTGAAGAAATGTGGCCTATCGATTACCGCGTGGTCTACGGCCTGCCGGCGCAACAATCCGAATGGGCTGAAAAACTCGACCCGCTTATCAAGAGCATTTACAAGCATGCCCATGGCCATGAGATGAAAATCGACGCCATCGGCATCGATACCGGGGGCAGCAACTGGACACACCAAGCCTACAACTATTGCCGCGAGCGCAGCTATCAGCGCGTCTATGCCACCAAGGGCGATGGCGCACTGGGGGCACCGATCAAGATGAAACCCAGCTACATCGATATCAACATCATGGGGCGCATCCTCAAGCGCGGCATCAAACTTTGGCGCATCTGTACCGATAGCGCCAAGGATTTGCTGCATGGCCGGCTTGAGCAAGTCAAACAACCCGGCCCCGGCTATGTCCACCTCAATCGCAACCTACCACCTGAATTCTTCGACCAGCTCAGCGCCGAGCATCGGATTCGGGTACGCAGTGCACACGGCTGGGCAGAGCGCTGGGTGTGCCCCAGCGGCCATCGTAACGAGGTGCTCGATTGCACGGTGATTGGCATCTTCCTGTGTCAAGTCCTGGGGCTGCATAACACCCCGCAAACCACTTGGGATATGTGGGAAAAGCAACTCAGCGCGGATTTATTCACCCCCCCGGCACTCCCTGAGCCGCAAAGGTCTGGCGTCGTCACCATTACGGTCAACCCCGGAAAGCCAGACAAAAAGCCCATCGAAGAATTTGACGATATTTTTACCGCAATCCCGCTCTACTAAGGAAAGACACCATGGCCCCGCTTGAATCCCTTAAAAACCTGCGCACCGTCTCCAGCCTGATTGCCGCCGGCAACCCCCTACCACCCATTTTGCGCGGCTGGCTGCTGCTGGCCTTGCAACGCCGCATCAATGACCCCGGTAGCAGCCTTGATCAGCTCCTGGGGCTTAAAAGCCGTGCTGGTGGACGTCTATCCGGTCACTCGACCAACCCGCAACGCGATAGGGCGGTTCGTGCCCTGATTCAGCAGCAAGGAACCTCCAAAGCACAGGCGCACGCCCTGGCAGAACGTATCCGCACCCATCGCCAGCGCCCTGACCCCGAACTAGCGCTGATCGAAGCCAAATTCGGGCGGCTCCCCGCGTCAGCAGCGCAACTTGACCGGATTCTGAAAGGCCGCACGCGAGCGCAGCAATTAGACGCCTGACTTTATGCCATTTGCTCAAGGCATCGCATGATGCAACTTCCCAATCAAAGGAGTTCGTCATGGATAGCATCCACCCCCCTGAAAAACACAACTTCCAAGCCGGTGCATACGTCAGCACAGATGCTGAGGCTATCAAATTCGGCGTCTGGCTGGGTGATAGCGAAATCTGCATCGAAATCACCGCAGAGCAGGCTGAGGCGCTGGCTGATCAGCTCAAATCGCACAACAAAACCACCACCCATATTTTTGTGCCAGCTCAAAACAGCATTTCCATCATTGGAGAACACGCATGACCTACAAAACCAAATTCGCTGATGCGGGTCT